GCCACCAAGACCTCGGCTTTGACGAGCAGCCGTCGCAGAGCCAGCATTATAGCCCTGATTGGCGGTGATGATCGTCTCCATGTCGCGCTTCATTTCGCTGGCCCGCTTGGCAAGCTGATAACCCAGCTCGGACGCACGACCAGCGGTGTTCACCGCATCCTGGGTGCCGGTAACCGCCAGCGCCTTGTAGGAAATGGTGCAGTAATTGTCCACGCGAGTTGTCGCAGTCGAGGCTCCCGCCGTGACTGTTCCGCCCTCGAGGAGCACGTTTGCCGTGGTGTTAGTCGCAAGCGAGTCGGTTTGCCACTCGTGCTTAACGGCCGTGGCGTTGCTTTTACCGACGGCGCTCATGATCGGCGTGTCGGACGGGGAAATATCATAGATCGAATCGCTGAGATCTTCCCGATTGCCGACGGCGGTGTAGGTAGTAAACGCATTAGTGATTAGGGCCATGATGGCCTCCTATTAGACAAAATTTCGGAAAACGGCCGCGGCATCATGCCTCGTGCCGGTCTTGCGAAGTCTCGTCCTGGCCTCCTTATAAGCTCGCGTTTGCGCCCCGTCGGCCGCCACTCGCCCGGATTGCCGAAGCACTGGCGGCTTGCTTGCCACCCGCTTGGCCACTTCCGGTGCGGCAGTGTTAGCTCGCACGGTTTTCAACGCATCCGCCGCCATTCGGATTTGACGGTGGTCCCACCAATTCAGCATTTCCTCGTCTCGAAACCCGTAATGTTTCGCCACTTCATGGATTTCAGCCGTGAAGCTCTTGTACCGTTCGGGGGTCGTGATATCTGGGTGATGCTTCTGGAGGGATGACCACTCGGTTGCCAATAAACGCTGATGCGATTGCTCGGCCTCCTGATGACGCTGGGCCTCAACGCCCTGGAGTTGCGTTTGCAATTGTTGCCGGTCTGCCAATTCCTGGTTCCACACGTCCTTTTGGGTCAGATACTCAACCACATCGGTTTCGCGTAATCCCGGATCTGGCGGTTCGGGAAGCGGGCTGGTCAGATATGTTCTGGCCTGTTGTGCCCACTCGTCCTGCCCCTGGCGCTCTGCATTTCCTTGGTTTAGAGCCTGAACTTGTGCCTCGGTGAAAGCCGGGTCAGCCGGCTGTTGCGTTGACTGGTCCGTATACGCCGCCTGTAACTCAGACAGCGGCACCTGCCGTTTCTCGCCGGCCACCTCAATCTCAAAGGTAGGCTCGTCGACGGCTGGTTCGGGGTCCAACGCCTCTTCCACGCCCTCTTCTGGCGTGTCTGCCCCGGCCTCCTGGGCCGGTTCATCATCTGGGAAAAAGCCCCGCATCACATCGGCGGCCTCGTCCATGCTATTAAATGGCCGGGATTGTTCCGGCTCATCGGCCAGGGCTTCCCCAGCCGGCTCGTCCATTGTCTCGTCACTCATATGATCGTCAACCTCTTCCCTCGGATTTCACGAGCCGCGCGACCATGCAGTCGGCCCGTATCGATGAAACTGCGCAGCTGGGCCTCGACCTGGCGCAACACCTTCAAAGCGTCGCGCAACCGCATAACGCCGCGCTCGTCTTCCGCCTTTAACAAAAGATCGGTGTAAGCCGTCGTCATCTCCCGGAATGCCTCAATCAGCAGCGGGTGATCGATCAGCATTTGCGCGTCGCCAGCGCGAAGGTCAGCGGATTCTGGCGTCATGACGGGCTGTTATCCACGCTTCTCAGGCTGTTTTGGATAAGGGCGTTGCGCTTCTGTCTGGTGACTGGCTTGCCGGTGTTTTGGTCGATAAAGTCCTCGAAGCTCGTGGCCCCCTGTCCCATCGTGAAGTGCTCTTGGCCCCCTTGCCCGACGCCGGGCTTGAAATTAAACGTGCCGTTGCCGGCTGGCTCCAGCATGCTAAAGACGCTCGGCGGGGGCTCGTTGTTCCCATAATTCCCGCCCATCGCCGCGCGCTCAAACTCCATCACCTCTCGCATGGTGAACTGGCCTTCTGGCTCCTCTTCTGGCACGTCAGGCGGCGCCGTGCCGTCGTCGGGGATGAACACACCCTCGGGATCAATCGGGGCGATCTGGCCGCCGCCATAGACCCCTGATGGGTTCAAGGCACCGCTGCCGTATGGGAGTAATCCACCACTGGGCTGGTCAGATATATTCGGATTCGGCATCCCCGGCGCCCACCCATCTGGCATAGCAGCGTTCTGCGCCATCTGATGCGGCATCGGATGATAAGCTGACGGCGGCTCTGGCACCTGCGCCGAAGGCGGGAGCGGCCGTGGCCCCTGCCCCCCTTCCCAATATGATGGGAGCGGCGCCTGTCCTGAGATCGCAGCGGATGGGTTGGTCCCATAAAGCTCGGGGCGTTTCAGCGGCCGATACTGGTAGCCCATCAGCAGCCCACCAGCGAGATTCTTCTGCATCTCGCGCTGGTCTTCCTCGCTGGATTTTCCGCCCTGTAACGTCACCATTTTGGGCTTGTAAACCGGCAAGCGCGGGTCAACCTGCGACGGGGCTTTCATGTAGTTGTAGCCACCGAAACTCACCATATCGTCAACTCCATCGGCTGGGCAGCGGGATCACCCGCGGCGCGTTTCTCATAGCAATGCAAATGCAATTGGTCCCCGGAGCCCAACACGACAACGTCGGGGACGGTCAGCTCAATAGCTCGATCGCAGTCCGCACATGGCACACTGCGCAAGCGCACAGCGCGGCTTGCCGCCCGACGCCTCAAAGTTTGGCCGCCTGGATTCGCAGCTTCTCGTTCTCGATCTCGAACCGCCAGGCCGCCTCACGCTCTTTCAGCGCCACCTCGCGCTCTCGCAACTCCAACTCCCCGGCTTTGGCGTTGGCCGCGGCTTGCAGCTCTGCGCCCATTTTGACGCTGTCGACCTCGGCCTCAAACGCCAGCTTTTCTCGCTGAAGCTCCAATTTCTCGCGCTCGATCTGAACCTGCGCCTTGATCAGCTCAAGGTTCGGGTCTGGCTGCGGAGGTGGCGGTGGCGGTGCCCCGGCCGGGTCCTTGAAATAGCGGCCCGCCGACGTTACTCCGCCCACGCGAAGCATCTCGCTCATCGTGTTATATAGCTCTTCAAAGCCAACCAGCGGGTTGTCCACTCCGGCGGTCGTCAAGACCCGCTCCTGAATCGCCATGATCCCCTGGAACAGCGCCTGTTGCTTGTCTCTATGTCCCGCCAAACCAACCGACACCGTGACGTCCATGTCAGCGGCCATCGCAGCCGGGTCGACGCGAATGACCTTGTCCCGCAAACGGAACACAAACTCCCCGTCGAAGTTATCCGAAAATGTTTCCAACAACCCCCGGAACAATGGCTTGATGCCAAGCTCGGCCAAATTCCGCGCCACCATCTCGGTGCGTGCCGTGCTGGCATCGAAGCGCAGAGCCGCAGCAGTGGCAGTCTCATTGCGCAGCGTTGCTGGGTCCAACCCCATGCCGTCTAGAGACACGCCCGTGCGAGCTGCGCGCAGACTGGCCATGTAGTCCAGAACCGGAAGCGCTTGAGTGCCGACCATCGGAGTGCCGATCGGCTGGATCGAGTTCATTTCTTTGGTGCGGATGATCGCGCCAGGCTCGCTGGTCGACAGATCATCCAAATTTACCGCCGTGTCCAAGACCGCCAGCCGAGGCGAGACGGCCTGATAAGTCGCGTCCAGGACCGAGCGCTGTAGCGCCGTCAACACCTGTTGGCTTTCACTCGCCAAGCTGGCGATGCCCAACCCGATCACCCGATACGGCAGCAATACTGGCGACCAACAAGCAAACGGGATGCGATCAACTTCCTCGGCGTAGAGCAGCTGGATCTGCGAGTGGAACCCGGCGCAGATAACGTGATGGATTTCGCCAACACCATCGCCGTCTAGGTCAGCGCGCACATAGGCGTCAAGCACCTCAACGCGCTGGTTCGATGGGGCTCCAGCGCCGCCATTGATATCGGCGTCATATTCGCTGCTCTCGTATCGCTCGAGGTAGTCTTGGTTCAGGCTGTAGTTACTGTTGCCAAACGGCAGCTTGTCGACCGCCTCGCGATCGAACCCCATCGCAATCAGTTGGCTCTTGGTTTTGTAGACGCGGTGGCCGATGAACCGGCAATCCTCCAGCGTTGGGCTGGTTGCCATGCCGTCGATCACAAACTGCTCCGGCGCGACGTTCTCGATGCAGATCTTGTTTTTTGGCTTGCGGACCTTCCGGCGGATGTCGTGCAGCATCGCCGGCTGCATCGCCGCCATGCCCGACATATCCATCATCGGCTGGCCCATTGGGTCGAGCGGCGGCATCATGGCGCCCTGCGGGTCCGGATAGGCCGTGTGTTCCATCACGTCGGCCTCAACGTCCATGTCGAGGCGAGCAAGTTCATCGTCCGTCAGGCCCGACAGCGATTCGATCTTCGTCTCAACGCTCTCGTCGTAATACCATTTCAACACGCCAACATCGCTGATCAGGCCGTCCTTGATGAAGGTCGACATGATCCGGTGGCCGTCGTTTTGTTTCGAGAGGATGTGATCAACAACGGACGTCGCCTGGTCGGCAATCTCCTCGTCGCCATCGCCAACCGGGTCGAAGCGGGCAACCCCATCGGTGATCGCCAAGCGGTGCAGATACGGCATCAGCGCCTCAACGGTCTCTAGCACCGAGCGGTCCAGCACCTGGCTTCGGCCGTCGCGCTCATCGCCTTGGGCCTGGCCGAGATACTGTTGCAGGTTGCGCGACCGGCGCTCAACGATCCCGTCGTTGTCATAGCCAATCGCGTCTTCAAGCTCCGACTGGATAATGGATAGCAATTCGTCGTCAGTGTCGGCGTCGCGACGCGGGTCCTCGGCGTCGGCTTCATGCTCAACGCTGGCGTATTCCGTCATCGACATTATCGTATCCATGCCACGTTGTTTTCAGGCTTGGGAGACCACCCGCCAACCGTCACTTCGGCCGCGGCAACCGCCATGGCCATGTATCGCGTCGCATCAGCCGGGTGCGTCGTCCAATCCCGCTCTGGAACCGCGCGGTACATCTGCCGCTTATCGTCCCAACCGGCCCGATATTGGCGCAACGCTTCGATCAAGCGCTCGCACTTCGCCTCGTTGATCCAGCAACGCGGCAACAGATTACGGACGGCGTTGATGCCGTCGTCGACTTTTTGCTGCGGCAGCACCTCGCAATTGAGGCCGAGCCGCGCGAGCGTTTCCTGTCGGGTGACGCCGGTTCCAAGCTCTCGGGCCTGGACGTCGTGCGGGAGCCAGTGGTCACCGTATCGGTAGGAGAGGCTGCGTAGATGCTCGACATAATGGGCCAACCCCGCACCGCTGTTTTCGTAATAGTCGACGACCCAAATCTCGCGGCCGACGATCTGAAACATCACGATCGATGTCGCGTCGCCGATGCCCAGATCCCAGCTGGTGTGAACCAGAGCGTCGCCAGCCGGCGATAGGGTCGTGATCCGGCCAGCCTCGGTCAGATCCTCCATCTCGCGAGCGTAGTACGCGCCCCGGATCGAGGCCGTCCACGAGCACTCAAACTCCTGAAGATACTGTTCTCGCGTTAGTTGGCGCTTGGCGGCCCGAAGCTCCTCTTCCGGCACGATGTTGGTCTCCGATGCCTTGCGCACCGACACCATCCAATCG